CCCCAATCTCTACATCACATGGAATCTTGAGGAATCTACGTGGTAGACTACATGCCAAGAAATTGATCGGACGTTCCATCTCTTTCTTAGCTAGAGGAATGAAATCTCCGAGATGTTCCTTTCTAACCGCGAACAGTAGTGCATCATGAGCCTCAAGAATAATCTTAGCTTCCTTGAATTGCTTCTTAATTCTAATACCTGCTGCTTTGGTATTATCAGTGACAGCTCGTTGAGGGAGGTAGGCAAGAGCCTCTCTGAATAAGTCATCTCCCCATCTCTCATAGAAAATACGTACACCACCTCGTTCAGCATCGATCCCCCATGGTAGCGGAGCTACTAGTTGACGAGTGTTTTTGAGTGCTTCAATGACTTCTGTATGAAACACTTGTTGGATACGTGGTTGTTTGGCGTGGAATATCTTGAGTGCGCGTTCAGCTACGGCTTCTGTGATTGTGATAGGAATTTTATACTTTCTTGCTTGAGTGTTAAGTTCCGTACTCGCTCGTCGTTTGCCTGCCCCAAGGTGGCCTGCATGTCTGAGAGTCTTACCAGCAAATCGAATCGGACTCTCATATCCCAATACCTTTTTAGAGTAATCAGATTCGACACCACCGAAAAACCAAGAAGCAGTAAGAGCGTGGTAGTCATGTTCGTCTATGTCCTTTAATGCCTGCTCATCTTGTGCTAAGTTAAACACTACACGAGCTTCGGCCTGCGACGAGTCTAGTTGAACGAAAATATAACCAGGTTCAGGTTCATACATTGCACGCACATCACCACCGATATCACCATGCTTAGTGAATACTTGGAATGCCGTGCCCATGACTTTCATGTCTTTCTTATTGCCCTTGCCAACCATATCCACCAGTGGTCTGATGGGCGGATCTTGTTGACCTGTACTAGTGCGACCTGTTTCGAGACACATGAAACACGTAGTCCGCATCTTCCCATCGAAGTCTGGTATGGCAAGTAGATAAGTGTTGATAGTCTTCCTGACCCTACGTCTCTCCAAACACTTCTCTATCCATTCCCTTTGATGTGGGTCACGCACTCCACTCTGCAAGTTCAACAGTGCAGTCAGTTCCTCTTCACCCACACCCATTCGACGTGGTAGTTTCCAATGATCGAACAAGAGTGAATGAACCTGGAGTGGAGAGTTAGGATTAACGTCAATCCCTCCAGTCAATTCAAACATCTCGAATCCGAGACGCTCATCCCACTCTACATACTTGCGTACTAATTCCTCTCGCTTCTCCTGATTGATGCACAGACCATTGTTTTCAATCTCCAGATAGAAGTCAGGCAGTGTCATCAGGAAGTTGTCATAGAACTTTTTCACACCAAGTTCCACGAGATCCGGTTCCATGTTCTCGTCTATCTCTAATGTAACACAAGCGTCTCGGGCACAACCAAGTAGTAAATCTCTAGTGTCCCCCTCATACATACCCTCATCTTTGTAGAAGGGTTCTCTTGTGTAGATACTTGTAAGAAATGCCAGCCCTTTTGGGAGTTCAGGGTTAATAGCAAATGCCTTGAGGAGAGTATCTGAATGGATTCCTCTGATGGCGAATCCGAGTCTCTTGAGTTTATCACGGTCATAATTAAAGTTTTGTCCGACAATTTTCTTCTCCCATAAAGTCTTAGCCAACATCATCCAAATAGTAGCTAAGTCTGAAGTTGGAATGGAACTGATTCCATCCTTATTCCACAGTGGTACGCACATGCCATGAGACTTATTGAATGAGAGTCCGATACAGATTGGTAGACAGTGACCACCAGCCTCGATATCGACTGACACCTTGTCACAGTTCTTGTATCTCTCTAGGAACTCATACAGTTCACCGGAGTTGTGACAGATTTGCAGAATTCGATTCGGTAGTTCAAGTGTGTTTGTCGCACTCTCGGCATACGCACGCTTGAAATCGAATATCATTATTTGACGGTTCCAATAACCTTTGATTTCTCCACCCGCAGCACTATGTAACAAGTGCGCGGGATGATAGGTAGGAACAAACTTAGTGCCCATACCCCACTTGATAGAACCTCTATGTTTGCTAATTTTAGTTTGACCGGACAATGCCCATAGAGCAGTCCCGCCGAGAGCAAGTATGCAGTTAGGCTTAATGTCATTTATCTCAGTCCTAAGTTCACTCAACTGTTTGTCCATATCAATGCCATGATTCTTGGCTCTGACGTGGAATGGTAGCTTCTTCTTGTCTAGATTCGGTGGGACTTCATACTTACAGACGTTAGTTATGAAGCATTCACTACGACTGATACCGGCATCCTTCAGTAGTCGGTCCAACTCTCTCCCAGACGGACCTACAAATGGCTTACCTTGTAGAGTTTCCTCGCGTGATGGAGCTTCGCCCAGTATCAGTAGCTTGGCTCCGATTGCCCCAAGGCCAGGTACAAATTTATGCTCCACTTCGATCTCCGGTGTCTAGTGGTTTCTTTGTCTTTCTAACTCTCTTCTTGTATTCTTTCTTCAGTTCTCGGATTATCGCTTCTGCATTTTCAATCCGATTGTACTGTGCTTGAATGTAGACTAGGATCTGCGTATCATTCCAGTCCTTAATCAAGTCCAGTAGCATCTCTCTATCGAAGTCATTCATTTATCTTCCCCATAGTAATCCGTAGCTACGAAAGTCTTGGAACATACATTACAGAGATACTTAGTTATCGCAAATGACTTAGCACCTCGTAGTAATATCTGTTCTATCAGAGTCACATCTTCATTCCGACAGTGTGGACAGATCAGAGGTTTCATTCGGTGCCTCGGTCTTTGGTTTGTCGATTACTTTTATTTGCACAGCCCTCCATCCCTTGCCTTGGAATTGAAGTGGTGTAAACTCCACCAACATACCTGTTCTCAAGTTAGGGAATGTAACTGTGTCCTGTCGGAGTGCGGTCCAGTGAAAGAAGATACGGGTGAATTCAATATCCTTCGACGATATGAATCCCCATCCTGCTTTGCTCACTTTAATCACTCGTCCAACTACTTTGTTAGTTGTCTCAGTCATTTCTTTACTCGTAAACTAAAGGCGGGGACGCACCCGTAAGCTACCCCATTGTAGTATTGAGTGCGCCCCCTATCACCAATCGGATCTATTTGAGATATGTCAGCGACAGATCCGATCAATGAATGTTAAGACTTCTCTTCGTCTTCCTCTTCGGTGATGATGTCGTCATCGTCATCATCCTCGAATTCGTCGTCGTCATCATCTTCAAGCTCTGCTTCGAGATCATCCTCTACTGGGATGTCTACATCTTCTTCTACTTCGACAGTAGGCTTGGCTGGAACTTCACCGTATGGTACACGCAGTTCGTTCGGATCAGGCTCAGGCTCATACACCACATCACACCTCAGTTTACGCTGGACCTAGTTTTAGAAGAAGCCGGAGTAGTATAGGTCACGACTACCCCGGCTTCTGTTCACTCAATCACTCAGTCACTACACAGTGCGCAGAGCACGATACTTGTGGTTGACGCGGTTCACGATGCGCCCCTGCCACTCACCGTTCTCCACAAACACTTCCAACTGACGACCCACAGCATTCGCCAGATCGAATCGTGCGCCTGCTTTCACATCAACTCCAAAAGCAGACAGAAATCCGACTGCAAAGCCAATCGCCTTGCTGTTGAAATTCCAGTCGAGGGGGAATCCTGCGAACTCCTCCGAACCAGTGTCCGCATTCTTCACAACGATACCCTCTACTGGAAAGTTTGTCGAACCACCATCTTTCGATGGAGTCTCCCCCACGTTCTGGATGGTTACGACGTACCACGCAGGCTCAAGAATCTTCCCACGCAGCAGATCCCGATCACTAAACTGAATCATTGGCACTGAACTACCCTCTATTTCGTTGGTGTTGTCTTATTGTTGTTGTCGTTGTCTTTGTTTGTACTCTGCCTTCTGTTTATTCCCACAAGTCCTGCATTCCCTAGTTCCTCTACTAGTGATTACTAGATTGTAACCTTCTAGTTCATGACCATGAATACAGTGTGACTTACCAGCACCTCCAGATCCATTTTGATAATTTCCAGCTACCAAAATATCTTCTGCATTCTTCTTGTGGTCCCCTATCTCGATATGAGTAGGATTCCAACAATTCTTATTTGGACAGTGAGGAATATGTGTAGCTAATTCTTTACTGTTGAGTATATCCAAGTTATGAAATATGTGTGCTGATGCTCTATGCACACATACATTCACCTGTCCTATTCTAATTACTCCATAACCTTGTGCATTTCTGGCACCTTGCCATAGCCAGCAATCAGTTGTGGGATCTGTAATTGTCCTTTCCTCTAGTTTTGATTGTAGATTTTCCCACGTTGCTGCTTTACGCACTGTATCCTCCTAGAACTTTGTCGTTGGAGTATAGGATTCTTTCGCCTTGAGGATAGCGGGTTTAACCCAAGTATCGTATAATGGTTTATCACCGAATACGATTTCATTTGGTAGTTCTAATGCAGTTCTAGCGAAATCGTCCCCTACATGGGATGTAAGTAAAGTGTAGTCTCCACCACTACCCTCAACAAACCCTTTCTTTATGTTGAAATGGTATATTTCACCACAATACGCAGGAATTTTCGCAGCAACATTCTTACCAGCCGTAACTATCTGTCGGCTGATGTGAGTCACATTCTTCGTCGTATCCCGATACTCAGCTTTCACCACATGAGCAATCAGGATGACGTTGACTTTGTGAAAATTATTGATGTCCTTCGTGAGTGCGATGAGTTCGTTGAGTGCAGAACTCTCGGCATTGTAATCTTCAATCTCATTGACTGCGATGCCTGCGATGAGTTTACCTGCCTGCGCACCACTACTGCGTGTCTTACCATACTTCAACTGTACAGTCTGTCGAAGTGTCATGTCCGCCATCGATGTGACCGAATCAATGACTATAGTTCGGTATGGACAATTAACTTGGAACTCCTCCAACTTCTTCTTCGGAGCATTCCAGTTATCGTAATCGTCATACGTCACTGTCTTGGGATCTACACCCCACTTACGCATGGGTAGAAAGATACCATTCATCTTCCTATCCCATGAGAACCAATACTGGGGTCCGGGGAATGATAGAGCCTGAGTAGACTTCCGCGTACCAGGCTCACCCTTAAACATGCAGTACAAAGCATCGAAGTTCACGTCATTCATATTCGGCATTACTGTCCCTCCTTATCGAAGTTTAGTTTCAGTTGTTTCTCATTCCCACTATCGTAGAAGGCAATCCAGTCTAGCACTTCTTCCATCGTATCGAAGTACAGAGTCTTCCCATCACGATCATGCTCCCACTGATAGGGAGTCTTCTGATACACAACATAGCTCGTCAGACTATACTTGTTCGTGTGAGAGTTGTATACCACTCGCAGTTCATACGCATCATCACCCGCGTTCTCCTTCATGTTGAACATTCTCGTCACTCCTTCAGAACGAATTGAACGCCGGAGAATTTGAATTTACCGAAACAGATCCAACACGTAGTCACCGAATCTGACTTACCGTCTCCAGTGAATGAAGTGCGCGGATTGACGATCACTAAACTAGGAATGTGTTTCTTCCACAGTTCTGATCTGTCGTATGTCGGTTCAAGGAAACTCAATCGAGTGAGGAATATGACTCCCTGTTTCGAGTATTGAAGTGCGTACTTTAGGATTGGTAACGCATGAATGAATGGAGGATTAGTAATCGTCCAATCACACTCACTCCAATTCACCGCATTACGCGCATCCTTCTCGATATCAGATGTCTGCACCTCATATCCCTGATTCCTCAGAACATCTGAAATGTGACCCTGCCCATTACACGGCTCCTTAATCAAGCCGCTGATTGCAGAGCCACAGAAATCCAACATGCTCAGAGTTAGTCTGCTCTCAGTTGGATAGAAGTCATTGACTCTACGCATCAGTCATCTTCTTTCTTCCAGATTCTATAGAGTTGTGAATATATTTTCTCTTAAATTTATACAGTTCCGTTCTAACTTGTTTAGGTTGTTTACCTTGATGTTTATATACATCTCCCATATTTTCAGATTGGGTACCAACATAAATATGTTTAGGATTCCAACAATTTTGATTTGAACAGTTATGATTCACTTGAAATATACTGTTCATATCATAACCATGGAATATATAAGCTGATAGACGATGGGTATAAAACTTTGGACTACCTTTCCATAGTTTCATAATCCCATGTCCATGAGTTACATAATTCAAAGCACCCTGCCATAACCAACATTCAGTAGTTGGATCTACTATAGTTCTCTTTTCCAGTCTTGTGAGAAGTTCATTTTTATCTTCAAGGATTTCTATACCCATTTAATCCTCTCCTCGATTCTGAGGATCCCAACGTGGTGCGATCTGATAGTTGTTGCGCAGAACTTCTTCACGCATATTCCGGTCCGACTCACAGACTGATTTGTATGGACACGAACCGAATAGATTGTCGCAGTGCGTGTAGTCTGGAGGCCAATACTCTGACTCTTGGTACTGTACGAACTTGTATGCGTAGTACGGAAGAATCTCCTGTCGCCACTCCGCCAGTCTATCCGCACTGTAACTGACTACTTCTCTCGTCAGTCTATCCTTGATGTTCATTGTGGTCTGTAGTCCGATCTTGTTCACAATGACATTACGTGAATTCAACAGACAACACTGACCCATGAATTGATTGCTCAGGGTGGTTTTATTCCGGTTCTGTTTGAATGTCTTGTGGTCCATCGATACGATACCGATCTGATTCGTGTCTACCGTCAGATCGAATTTCGCTTTCCACAACACGCGGATCTCTTCGTCCTCGTACAACACTTCGCCCTTCACGTACTCGCAGTTGAGTGGAATGAATGCG